AAAAATGGAACGGATCAGACAGGCATACCGGATGCATCTTTTACAAAGATTACATTTGGGACTATATTATATGATATTGGTTCACATTTTGCCTCAGATACATGGACGCCTCCTGCTGGTAAAATCTTCCTAACGGGCCAGGCGCTGTGCAGCGGGACATTTCCGGCAGGAAATCTTATAGCGGTTGCAGTTTATAAGAACGGAAGCGATTTTAAGCAGGGGAATTGGTTCGCAGCCGCAGCGAATGCCGCGTCAGCTATGATTACCATTGAGGACGTTGCGAGCGGCAGCGATGCATACGATCTTAGAGTTTACATTGATACATCCGCGAGCACCGGAACAGTTTCTGGATCAGCACAGAACAGTTATTTCATGGGTCACTGGATTGGAAGCTAGTGCAATTATTTAGCGGAACGCACCAGGATGATATTGGTGTGACGATAGCTGAATGGTTTGGCGCTATATCCGGCAAGCCTGTGTTTGGTTCGTATTCTGCAATGGGTTGGTCTGATCCTGGTGGATTAAAGTCTGCGGCTATATTCAACGATTACACCGGCTCAAATCTGGAAATTCATATTGTTGGCCGCATGACACGGCAGACGATGCGTGAGGCGTTTCGCTATGTATTCGATCAGGTCAAAGTCATTCGACTGACGGCAAAGCCTCACAGATCGAATAAGCGGCTTTTGAGAATGCTTCCGAAGATCGGTTTCAAGTTCGAGGCCACGTTAAAACACTACTACGGGCCAGAACGCAAAGACGATGCGATTGTATTCCGAATGGATCGGGATGCAGCGCTGAAATGGATGAAATAAAATGCCGAGCACTCCGTCGCCGCCTCCCGCAGCTGATCCCGTAGCAGTCGCAAATGCGGAAGCCGCGAGCAACAAAGCAACGGCTATTGTGCAGACGGGACTTAATTCCACAGATCAGGTTACGCCTTACGGGAACCTGTCATATACGCAGGGCGCAAACTGGAGCGACGGGACACCGCATTATACTGCGACGACAACTCTCTCTCCTGATCAACAAAAGCTAATGGATTTGAATACTCAAACACAAAAGACTCTAGGTCAAATTGGAGTTGATCAGTCTGCTAAGGTTGGCGGAATTTTAGGTACTCCTTGGGATTTGAATGCAGCAACCAGCACTCAGCAAGACGATATTCAGAAAAAGTTACTAGACCCTGTATGGGATCAGCGGTCAGCATCACTTAATACGCTACTCGCAAATCAGGGCATTCAGCAAGGCTCGGAAGCCTATACGAATGCCATGCGTGATTTTGGAATGCAGCGGGACAATTCCTATAATTCTGCATTGCTGGCTGATCGTGGGCAGGCAACACAGGAAGCGCTCACACAGCGCAATCAACCACTCAATGAAATATCAGCATTGATGAGTGGAAGTCAGGTATCGCAGCCTAACTTTGTCGGAACACCGCAGACCAATGTGGCTCCAACGGATGTGGTTGGTGCGTACAATATGGCGAACAATGCCGACATGAATACCTACAATGCGCGGATGGGTCAGGCCAATGCGATTTATGGCGCACTCGGTTCAGCGGCTGGAACGGTTGGCGGTCTGGCGCTTGGAGGGTGGGGAAAATCTGATCGTCGCCTGAAATCGAATATAAAGCGGATTGGAACAACGGTTTATGATCTTCCGCTATACGAATACATGCTTGATGGGGCGCGACAGCAGGGCGTGATGGCCGATGAGGTTATCAAGGTTATGCCGTCTGCTGTTGCTATGCATCCTGACGGTTATCTCATGGTCAACTATTCCGCATTGATCGGGGCATAGAATGGCTGACTATCAGAACCCATATACCGATGCGTCTTATGGTGGGCTGTCTCCCGAGGCAATAGCAGCGCGTCGTCGTTATGCTTATGGGTTGATGCAGCAGGCCGGGGACGGATCACCGACCAAGGCGAATGCCATCGGAGCTATAGCCCGTGCGCTGCAAGGCGCGGCTGGCGGTTATATGGTTGGTCAGGCCGATAAAGAGGAAATGCAGGGCATCAATGCTCAAGGAGACATGTTGGCTAGATTGGCTGGAGGCGGTTCGCCTAATGCTTCATTGCCTCAATCTACCGTTCAGACCGCACAGCCAATGGGAAATAACGTTACGGATAAGATTTATAGGGAGAACGAGCCAAGCCCATTAGACCCGCCATCAGGTCAGGCAAGAGACTTGGCTATCCGTACTATTTATGGCGAGGACCCCGGAAAATCAGCACTTGGTGTTGCAAACGTAATTCGCAACCGCGCGGTTAATGGTGGATTTGGCGGCGATACTGTTCCAGGCGTTGTCTTGGCTAAAAACCAATTCGAGCCTTGGAATAATATACAAGCGAAAGCACGGATGCTTTCACTCCCGGCTGGAAGTCCAGAATACAATCGCCTCGGCGGAATTGTAGATCAGGCATATACCGGCGCTAATGATCCGACGAATGGTGCGACATCATTTTATTCGCCTACAGCACAGGCCGCACTCGGCAGGTCAGTGCCATCATGGGCGAGGGGTCCTGCGCTTGATATTGGGGAGCACCGTTTCTATGGGGGTGCCCCCGGACAGCCGACGCAGCTTGCTGGGCCAATCCCATCACCTGATAGTTCCGCGCCGTCACAACCGCCGCCGCCGCAAGTCATGGCGGGAGGGCAACCTGCACCACAAATTCCGCAGCAGCAAGGCTTGCCACAGAACCCCGGAGTGCAACAACTCATCAGCACCATTCGCGATCCAAACGCGAGCATTTATGCCAAGCGTGCGGCATCCACCATGTTGCAGGGCGTTGTCACCAAGCAATTAAGCGGAGAGTGGAAACCAGTCCAGCAGCCTGACGGCTCTATGGCGTTGGTCAATTCTGCCACTGGTGAAATTCGCCGTTCAAGTGATCCAGGCATGGCCGGACGTGTTGGAGCATTGAAGGCTTCCGAGGCTGAAGGAACTACTACAGGGACTAACCGGGCAAACGTCGCGGCAGCACCTGAACTGAATAGGGTGGCGGCTGAAAAGGCTGGCGCTGAGGAAGAAGCCAAGCTTGCCGCTGCTCAGAGGTCTATTAAAACTGGCGGCCTGACAAGTTCAGGTGATGAACTTAAACAACGCTTCCCATTGCTTCTCGATGATGCTGAAAAGGATTTGACCGCTCCCGGAGGGTGGATACCAAAAACAGGTCAACTAGCAAGTCAGGCTGCGATAGTTCCCGGCACTCCTGCTGCCAATCTGCAAGCTAAATTTGAAGCAATCAGGAATGCCGCTGGACAAGCATATGAAGAAGAACGAAAGGCAGCGAGTCCAACCGGACGTCCTGTATCGCCGGAAGCTATTGCTGATTTCAAGAAACAACTCATCCTTGATGTTGGTGATCCAAAACAAACAGCGATTACAATAGCGCGGCTAAAGCAAAAGTACGGTACTCCAGCCCCCGGCGCAATTCAAACAGGAGCGCCATCACAACGTGGTGCTGCCGTTGCGGCTCCGGCTCCATTAAAGAGCGGGACATACGATTGGTCTAACGGCCAACTGGTGCCACGATAATGCCGATTACAGTAAACGGTCCAAATGGGATTGTAGTCAATTTCCCGGATGGTACTGACGCGGACACCATTCATGGCGCAATGAGTCAGGCCACAGGTCAGCCCGTACCGCAAGCACAGTCACAGACATGGGCTGGTTTTACCGATATTCCAAAGGAAATCGGATCAAGCTATCAAAGCCTTTATGATTACGGTAAGGCTGCGGCTGGACGTATTGGGGACCAACTAAACCCGTTTTCGGAAGCAAGACACAAGGCTTATGCGGAGCAAGCCGCTGCCCCGACTTTTATGCAAGGCATGGGGCAAGGTATTTCTCAAGTAGCCGATACCGGAAAAGCCCTATCTGACATTCCAGGAGTAGGAATTGCCGCCTTGTCTGCTGCAACGCCAGCGACAGCATTATATGGCACTGGCAAGTCAGTCATCGGTCATGGGATGGCCGATCTGGAGCATTTGGCAGGCACATACATAAATCCTCAGCTTGCGGCTAAAGATAACCCGCAGGAAATGTACGATACCGCAAAGCAGAACTTCGATACGTCGCTTGCTGGTATGGCTCCGCGTAGTGCATCGCCAATAGGATTTAGACCGACAACAACGACTGCACCAGCGCCGACTCTTGCTCAAATAGAAGCGCATGGGAAAGCCGAGTTAAATCATCCTGACGTGTCCGGCCTGCAAATCAAACCTGAAGCATTTTCTGACATCAAAAAGATTGTCGTTCAGGATTTGAACTCAGGTGACATGGCTAACGGAATTAGGCCAACTGCGCCGACTGGTGCGCCTCTCGTTTATAAAACGCTTAAAGACCTTGATACCCCGTCTGCTATGGGGCGTCCGGCAACGTATACTGATCTCCAGCGCACAAAAGCTCTCTTGGGTCCGATTGGGGCTGAAGTTGATGCAATAGGACATCCGACAGCGCAGGCATGGGCAGCACAACGCGCAAGGCATCTGATTGATGAGAAGTTCGCAGGACTTCCGCAATCATCCGTACTCGCTGGCGACATTAGCAGTGCTCTACCTCATATAAAGACAGGCAATAAAGACTTTGTGCAATTGCACAAAGCAAGCCAACTAGCCACGATTTTAGACAACGCGGAGATTTCGGCTAACACGGCAAATTCTGGCATGAATGTGGGAAACACAATCATGCAAAAGATGAAACCGCTTTTGCTGAACAATGGCGCGAAGGCCTATAATTACACACCGCAAGAATTTGCAGCACTGGAAAACGTTTTAGGCCGCAGCAATAATGCGCAGACGTTTCGCAGGTGGGGAAATAGAATTGCTGGAATACCAGGTCAGGTCATCGGTGGAACGCTTGGGCTTGGAGTGGGGACTGCCGTTGGCCATCCCTACATCGGGGCTGCGACAGGTTCATGGGCCGCGCGTTCTCTTGGCGATAAACTGAAATTGGCCGCAGGCGTTGGCAGGGAACGATCAGCACAACAGTTGTCGGAATTATTGCGCAGAAATTCTCCTGCCGCCGCTGCTATCGCTTCAGCCCCACCAAAACTCAACGCTATCCAGAGAATAGCGGCGATACTCGCTGCGAATCAGGGCGGCGCGTCTCAGATGCTTGGTGGAGGCGTAATGCCAGCAGCCGCCAATCAAAACCAACAATGGCTCTGGAATAAAGTAAAAGACTAAAACCAGAAATAAAAACGGCATAATACCCGCCCTCCGTGGCGGGTTTTTGCATTCTAAAGGATACATGAATGTCACGCAATGGCTCCGGAACGATGTCTATCATAAACGCTGCCCTAACTCCTGGCGCGTCTATCAAGTCATCGGAACATAACCAAAACTATGCAGATATTGGGACGGAGATTACCAATAGTGTGGCCGCTGATGGACAGACCACAATAACAGGTCAGATGAAGGGTGCGGCTGGTTCTGTAGCAGCGCCCGCTTATTCATTCAGCTCCGATCTTGATACAGGGCTTTATCATATTGGCGCAAACAATATCGGACTTGGTGTTAATGGGGCAAAGGTTCTCGATATTGGGACGGCTGGCCTTGGTGTAACAGGAACTTTATCCTCTACGTCAGATTTTGCAATCAATACCAGCAAATTTACGGTAGCTGCATCCAGCGGTAATTCTGTTGTGGCCGGTACTCTCGGAGTTACCGGCGATGTTGCGGTTAACACCAACAAATTCAACGTCACAGCAGCAAGCGGAAATACAACGGTAGCGGGAACGCTTGGTGTTACGAGTGATGTTGCGGTCAATACCAACAAGTTCACTGTGGCGGCATCCAGCGGCAATACCGTTGTTGCGGGTACGTTGAACGTAACAGGACTATCAACATTATCCGGCGGCATCTCCGGTATTATGGCTGCAAAGTCGGATCAGGGAACGGCGGCTTCTCCCGGTGCATCCACAACGCTTGCCGTAAACCCAGGAGTGCAGCAATTTCATCCATCTGCTGCAAAATGCTGGCTAAAAGCCAACTCATCAAACGCCGTTGTAACTTCCTATAATATAACCAGCACGACAAATACCGGGACCGGCATTATGGATGTTACGATTGGAACAGATTTCTCAACCTCAAACTTTTGCTCGGTTGTTTCGGCGTCGATTGCCAGCAACATTAGCGCAAACACCGATCCGTCAACAGGTCTTGCGGCGGGGACGGTTCGCGTTTTGATGTTTAATACAAATAGCGGAGCGGCGGCATCGAGTGCCACGGCATTATCTTGCTATGGCGATCAATAAGAGAATTGTTTTTAATCGCCGCGATGGCGGCGTGTCCATATGCACACCAACAGATTGGGCACTCACTTGGATGAGTTGCGGCGGATTCTGGGATGATAAGCCGCGCGGCTTTATGGACATACAGATTGAGCGGCAGATTGCTCGCAGCGTACCAAAGGACGCGGCCAGGCGCTACGCAAGAGCTATTCAGTTCGGCGGTTGTACTACAGCCGAAGCTTTAGAGATATTGCGCGACCGTGACTGCTTTAACGGGTTTTGTCACGAACTTTGGGACGCCTCAGAAATACCGAATGATTGGTGGTTCCGCGATGCGTGGAGACGGTCGCATAACGGTGGTCCTATTTCAGTCGATCTTGAGAAGGCGAGGCCACTTCAACTGCGTCATATCGTGAACGCCGTTACGGAAGAAAAAAAACGGCGCTCTACCGATCTTTCGATTCGCGGTTCTTTTGAACCAGACATGGACGCACTGAAAGACAAAATCAAGATGGCGGCAGACGAAACAGAATTACGTAATATCTGGTTCTAGTGCGGTCAAACGCGCGTCTTTATCGAAACCAACCTTAATTGAGGGACTAATGATGCTCACAGGAATTGTAATCGGCGTTTCTGGAACAATCGTAACATATGTGGTCATAACGCACGGTTGGGGATGGGTGCTTGCGGCTTATCATAAGTACGTCAACCCGCAATGAGCCGTTGGCCTGCCGATAATCAATCGGCGCTGATCGCGTTCTATGGAAACCCTGGGTCATCTGGACCGAACGGTGTAGCGGCGCAACTCGTCAAGGTGCACCCGCCGTTCCAAATGTATTATGACGGCAAGCCGATCCAGAGCATTTCATTTCATCGAAAGGCCGCGCCCGCCTTGATGGCGGCATTGAATGATATTTGGGACGCCTGCGGACAGGATCAATCGAAACTCGACAAGCTCGGGGTATCCAGCACGGGTGGGACATATAACCCGCGCAAGGTTCGTGGTTCTTCGACCAAATGGAGCAACCACGCCTTCGGCGCGGCGATTGACCTAGACCCGGATCATAACGGTTTTAATACTGGACGCGGTAAGATGCCGCAGTTCGTTATTGATGCGTTCGATAAGCAAGGATTTCGTTGGGGCGGCAGATACAAATCGCGCACGGACCCGATGCATTTCGAGGCGTGCGACCCTGGTGATGATGCCGCTCCGGTCGGCTTAATGGACTTACCGCAAGCGGACGGCCACGACACGGAAAGCCCGTCAGAGGTTCCGACACCTGACGTTAACCCGCCGCCCGCGCCAGCCAAAGTTATTACGGCACGTACGGCAGCAGCAACCGGCGCTGGCGTTCTCGGCGTTGGTCAAACAATATCAGCTATCGTCGGACCTCCGAATGAAATAGCCGACAAGGTAACGAGCATTGTCGATAAATCAGGCAACGTCATCGACACAACAAAACAGATCGTGGCCGTTCCGAAGCCCGGTTTCTGGAATGGTGTTTTGCATATCATTACCAGCCCTGAATTTGTGGTCGGGATTATCGTTCTAATCGTTGTGATGTGGGCGCTCGTCTGGTTTTGGCAGCACAATCACAGGCCCCCGGAGAGTTCTTGATATGGCAGCATTTTTGTTGACGCCGCTTGGGCGATTCATCGCTGAGATTGTCGCCGTTATCGCGATTGTCGGAAGCTTATACGCCTATATGCGCGTTCATTATTACAACAATGGCTGGAACGCAGCCATCCACGCTATCGCAGCACAAGACCAGAGAGCCATAGATGAACGAAACAAAGCACTTGAGACAGTTCGCGCCTGTCGCGCTCGCGGCGGCACTTGGAATGTTGTTGACGGGGTGTGCGGGTAGCCTTCCTGCTTCTGTCTCAGGCGGCGAATGCAAAATATTCGCGCCGCCTGACTATGCCATTATGGGCAAAACTAAGCAGGATCAGGCGTGGATTGACGACACAGAGGAAGCCGGAATAGCTGGCTGCAAATGGTCACGGCCTAAAGCGCGTCCTGTTGTCAAGGTATCGAACCAAGTGCCATTGCCGCCTGTTAAGTCTAATGCGGCAGCGCCTGCTCCGGTCAAAAAGCATTGGTGGCAACGGCTGCACATCAAGAAATAATCGGGCCAAATGCAAACACAGACAGGAACATTAGGCGTCGATATGATCGACATAGACTCATTCTATAGAAACAAGCTTTTTGAGTGGGTTATGACATGCGCCATGCTCGGCGTTGCGATAGAAATTGCCTTATGGCCTGAGACAATTCAGGCGAGTTCATTCCGCTACATGCTCAATCTGATCAGTGCCGGAAATATGGGGATTTTCTTCCTTGTGTTCGGTGCCATGCGCGTAGCGGCTTTAATCGCCAATGGAAGTTGGCCTGAACACGGACCACGATTACGCGCAATGGGAGCAGGGGCGGCTTCGCTTATGTGGGGCCAAATGTGCGCTGCTTTATTCGTTATCATTCACGTTAAAGGAATCCCGTCTCCCGGTATCCCGGTTTATTTTGCGCTCACTGTTGGAGAACTGGTTTCGGCCTACCGGGCTATCAGCGATGCCCGATCACCAGTTCGATAATCTTGGACCGTTCCCTATCCTGCAATTTGCTGCGGCGTTGCTGGTCATAGGCGGTCTAGCATTGGCAATCTGGCGCGGAACGCGCGACAGAAAATCAGCGGGCGAGACTCTACCGCAAGAAGCCCGATGGTTCTTTGACGGTCCGTTGGCAATGGCAATCAATATTCTACGGGATATTAAAAACCACCAGGATCGGATTGTAGAAATTCAATCTTCCATACCGGAAGAAAACCGCAAGCAAACGCAACTGCTGCACGACATTAAAGAAGCCATAGAGCGGCGTCCGCGCCGCTAATCACTAAAATTAGACCTGATAACCGCGCTTGGAGGTAGCGCGAGCGCACGCCTGCATTCAAAACGGAGAAACACCATGAAGATCATCATGGCGGCACTCGCCGCTTTCCTGCTTGCTACGCTCGCGACCCCTGCACAAGCCAAACACCGATACCACCATCATCGTTCCGTAGCGTATGAATATGACGGGCGTATTATTGCCCATCCTGCCGGTTGTCCACGAACTGCATTTTGTGGGTGTGGTGCGTCAGTACGGATATTCGGGCATCCCGTCCGCAATCTTTATCTCGCTTCAAACTGGTTCAGGTTTCCAAGAGCAAATCCAGCCCCAGGCATGGCGGCTGTGAGAAACCATCATGTGATGGTTATTGAAGCCGTCGATGGAAATGGAAACGCGACTGTCTATGACGCTAACAGTGGCGGCCACCAAACCCGCATTCACGTCAGAAGCTTGTCAGGTTATCGCGTTGTTGACCCACACGCCAGTCACGTTGCCAGCCAGTGAAAGACGTTCTGACGGTCATCATGCTCGCACTGATTGTTATTTGCGCGCTGATGTCTGCTTATCCCGAGACAGAAAAGGAACCTCCGCCAAGCAGTTCACTTGAACTGTAGTTGCAACGAGTATCTTAACCTCGGAGGATTCAAATGTGCTTTTCGCTAGGCTGGCTAGAACAGCTTTGCGTTTATATCGTCGTCATCATGGCGATATGGTCAATCATCAAACTGTTAATTCCGATGATTGGCGTTCCGCTGATTGCGCAAATTCTTAATATCGTCTTGTGGGCAATCATCGCCATTCTGTGCATCTATATCATCTTCGGATTGATTGGATGCCTGACAGGCGGAGGTTTTAGTTTAGTCCCGCATAGGTGATCCGATTGTAAAGTGCGTACTTTTTGTACCTCCCAAACTTAGACCCCGCTCGCCTCCCGGCAGCGGGGTCTTTTTTATTGTTGTGATGTTAACGTCCATCCGCGCAAGAATGGCACCAGAGTTGGCCACCCACCAACGCGACTTCCCCATCTAATGCCGTACCGCATTTCTGGCATTTATCCGTTGTCTGCTGAACATCGTCTGACTTTGAGATAAGACCGGCCAACTTAAGAATATCGCTATAATGCATAATTTGGCGCGTGTTGTTCCAAGTTGTAATTACAGATAAAAGCCGCACGGGGTCTAGCGCCGCCCGCAGCCGCTCGATTTCGGCGGCCCCCTCAAGCATCGTTTCTTCAACTTCAGTTGACATTCCATCCTGACCAACCGTCCGCAATCTTTCCATTATGTCAGTCATTGTCTACCTAGAATGAGCAGCAGGCCGCTCCGGCGGGTTGCCAAACGTCAAGTGGTCCTCGCAGCCGCGAACGGAGACGGCCCAAGACGTTTCCTGCATTCGTTTGTTCTCTAATGATATATGGCATATGCGACGAGAAACCCGGCGATAAATCCAAACAAGAAAAAGACTGGAAGCACTTGGTTCACCGCTCTTTCTAGGTGCATGTTATTGCCTTCCGATATGTGGCGGACGGGGCGGGATTGCCTCCCGTTGGTTTAAAGTTGCGCGGTACAACTCCGTCCATAAGTTATTAGCGACACGACTTGCACTTACTCCTCGATTTTCCAAACGCGCTTGCGATCCCTCGCAATGTGCTTCGCATCCCACTCCGCAACTCTAGCCGCAATGTCCTTGCCGGTCTTGAAACCCTTACGGCCCTTAGTCCAGTAGGTCTTGATCGGTTGTGGTGCCCAATCGAAGGCCGCCTCTTGTAGCGCCTTCCTGGCTGACGGGGGAAGCTTCTCATAAGCCGCGAAACTATTTTCCTTTGTTGAACTATAGCTGCCTTTCGAATTGCCCATGTCAGTCTCCTTTTTTCATCTGACAAGGGCATTATAGCATTTTGACTTTTCTCACTTTCGATCCCATCAATGACTTAGCGGCAATCTCGCTCCGAAATCATTGACGAATAAATTTTGCTTGACACGGTTTTCCATTATTTCAAGAGCGCGCAAAAGACGGCGAAGATCGGAACCAAAACGATAGCCGCAAGGAATAAGAAGTTAGCACCAGCCATTAAATCCTCCCGTTGTCGCAAGTCTAGCCACAAATATGCGGTTGGCAGTTTTCATGTACCCATTGCAAGCGCCCGCGCCATAAATTCCACCAAGCTATTTCCACGCGAACAAACTCAATAACGCTACCAGGCTCGATTTTCTCACCACATCTAGGACAAACTCTATGCGCCATATTTAATCTCCTGGTCTGGCGACGGCCCGCCTCGGCGGCTTACGGATTGCCTACTGATCAATTTGGACCGTGAGCGAGGCCGGTCGAGGGCAATTACCGTCATAAAGTCGTAGACTCGCGTTGTAGGGCCATTATAATTTCCTGGGCACCGAAATCACCGCTTTGGATTCGGCCGTCTCGCGCATCCGAAGATGCAACCGATAACCGCCACGGCGTTCTGGGGAAAGATGCCCCGTCAATCCTATTCCAGAGTTTGTCGCTATACTCTCGGGTGCGAGACGCCTCCCTACCATCCAGCGAATTTGTGTTCCTTTCGTTATGCGGCGGTTAACGTTTAAGAGCTCGGATTGCTTCAGCGGCCGTCCTCAGTGCATTTCTATATCCAGAAGTGGCATAGTCGCTCATGACTGAATCGATGTGAGCAGTTTCCTCGTCTTTTCTGAGAATTGCGTCAACGATTGAGGCGCATTCTTCGATAACCTTGTTTCTGTCCATAGGAGTCACCTCAAAATCAAAACACCTATCGCAACCGACCATTGTAAACCATTTTACATTCTCGCAGCCGCATTTGCTGCAAACCAGATTGACGGTCATTTTTTCCTCTTTTGGCATTTAGCTTCCGGGCGTCGATAGTTCGCCCCGGCCCCCACAGGTCGGGCATGGCCGCACCCATGACTTTTGCTTTTCAGCCTCCTTGTCGGTCTTGCATGGAACAGACCCCTTACCGTCACAAGCTTTGCAAATCATGGCGTCGCTCCTTGTGGCGCAGTTAACTTTCAACGCTTTGATAAATTTCTCTCTGCTCTTCCGAAAGGTCCGGTAGGCCCTCTTCCTCAACGTCCATGTCAATCGCCTCACCCGCCTCAAATCCTCCGCATGTTTCGGCATATTCCAATCGCTTATCTTCACCGTAGAAACGATCAAAGTGGCCAGCCGGATGCAGTTTCTTGGCACAATAAAACTCTGTCCCCTCCACGGTGTAGTTTGAATATCCGTAGTCGATGAAGCAGCAGAATTTACATTCGGCACAGTTTTTCATGGTTAGCCCTTAATGGCGCATATGCGATGTAGCCCACCACATCACTCCTGCCCCGCTGAAGTAGCAGACGAGGCCGTATATAAATATCGGCCAGAACATCGCTAACCACCCCACTGCAGCAGCCAGCCGATTATCGCTGGCCCGATAAAGAACGTTCCGATTGCCACCCACATAACCAGCCACGGCATCGGTTCTGTTTTGTGAGCCATCATGGAACGGCTACCGGCTCGCCCGCATAGAGCGCTTCCAGGTTGGCTAGTGAGATCGCCTCGGCTTGCGTTCCTTTGTTCAGGATGTATTCGCGCACTAGCGGGCGATGTTCAGGGCGGCAGCGACGCAGCCAAATGCGTGGACGCTTGGAACCGAAAAGCGTTGGCACAGTTTCGGCACAGATATTGACTTTGTTTCCCGCTTCGTTCGCCATCGGTTCACTCCGTCCTGTCTAGTGTTTTCAAGGTCTTAAGCCTATTATCCTTATCGCGTGGAAGCAAGCCGGGTTTGAAACTATTAGCTAATTTCCACCTATATTTGTGCCGTGGCACAGCTATATGTTCGCGGCGTGTTCCTGGAAGTCCGGAGAGTGCTTGCCGTAAACGCTTTCCAGCGTCTTTGTGGTCATCCCTAAATGGCCAGCCGCCTCCCAGATCGGGACGCCAGCCTGCATGAGCCACGTTGCCCGCGTATGACGCAGCGTATGGCGGGTGACGCCCTCTAGTTTCGCGGCTGTCACCACTTTTTTCCAAGAGGCATGCGGATCATCATAGCCGCCGCAGACAAATTCGGTATTACCGTCTAATTTTTTCCAGCGGCGTAAATGGGAAATGACCCTACGCCCAAGCTTGACAGGGGGGGATTTTTTATTCTTCGTTTGTCTAGCCAGAGTCCGAACCAATATCCCGGATTGCAGATTAACCTGTATCCATTTGAGCTTGAGGATGACTCCGGGGCGCGATCCGGTGTAAAGCCCCAAGACAATGAAACGTCTGAGATATGGGTAGGGTTTGGCCGCCTGTAAAAGACGCGCACACTCTCCACGTGATAACCAACGCTCCCTTGGGGCTGAAGGCGGCGGAGTGTAGAAAGAAGGGATAAATACAAGTGGTCCGTGCTCCCTGTGCCAATGGTTGACCGCCGCCCTGAGGATTTTAAGGTCTTGCGCCGCCGCTTGCTCGGCTTTCGAGCCGGCATACTCGCGACACGCTTTCGCTGAGATTTGCGCGACATTCTTTTCTCCCCACCAATTCAATAGCGCGTCCACCTGATAGCCTATGTTGCTGGCGCTCGCCCTATGGGCTGCAACTTCCTGGCTATAGACGTTGAGGACATCCGCAATCATTGGCGCACTCGATGCCTTGGGCTTGTGCTTGTGTCCAATGTATTGCGCGAGTGCCTTTTCAGCCCCGCCGCTGTCTCCCTTGCCGCAGCCAGTGCGGACGAAGCGCGGTCCGTCTCGGATGACCCATTGCTTGCGCTTCGGATCAAGGTAAAGCCTTGGCCCTTTAGCTCGACGCGGCATTTTTCGACCATCTCCCGAATGTCGGCTGGCGTCGTATAGTATCGCTTACCGATCTTATAGATTGTCAAGCGCCCGCGTGACGCTTCAGCGCGCAATGTCCATACCGAATAGCCGTGCTTTTGCGCGGCATCCTTCAGGGTGATGGTGTCATTGTCGCCGGTCATTTGTTAGCTAGTCCTTAATGAAGGTCAGTAGCTTTTGAGCGCGGCCAACTACATCGGCATCCATCCATGACAAACCACCACCGAGGCCACCGATTGCGCCGCCTGCACCATAGCCCATAGGAATTTGGGGCCACTTAATGGCCTGCTCAATCGCCCATTTCTTTTCGGCTTCGGTAGGTTTAGATTTCTTTTTCATAACGTTCCTCGTTGTTCAGTCGTTAAGGATTTGGTCGTTGGTTTTGTCCGGTCCCCAGACCAACCCCGGCTTGTCGAATGGCTTCTTCCACATTTCTTCCCACCCAAGCTGTTTTGCTGGCGCGGGCTTTTCTATGAAAAGATCGCCCTGCTTCGTCGCCGCTAGAACGCGCTTACAGGCTATTTCAAAGTAATTCTTTTCTATCTCGATCCCGGTGAACTTTCTGCCGAGTTGAACCGCAGCTACGCCAGTTGTTCCAGACCCCATGAATGGATCAAGGATTGTGTCAGCCTTCTTGAAATTAAGAATGCAGCGCTTCATTAGCTCTATTGGTTTTTGCGTCGGGTGTTCTCTCTGGATGCCATGTCCATCGGCGTTTACTGTGCCACCATGCAGCAGTCTAACAATTCGATCATAGCCACTTGTGCGGTCCTCCCAAGCCAGTTCAAAGGGAGAGCCAAGCATTCTATCGGCGGCTTCTATGCCGCCGCGCTTATCCCAACAGAGCCAGCGCCCACGATGCGGCAACTGTTTGGGGAAGTTATTCGCGCCGAAAATTACCTTTGGGCATGGAAGGGCAAATATGGCCGAAAGATCGGGTTCCTTGTCGTCACCCTCGATTGCCTGAAATTGCTGCGATCCTGCCGACTGTAGGCCAGCAGTATCGTAGCCGATCCCATAGGGGGGGTCGGTTATAAGAACATCATGGAGAGCAAGTGTCGGCAATATCTCGCGGCAATCGCCCAAATATAGCGTCACGCCTTCGGCTATGGTTTCTGTGCGTATCATTTATAGCGCATGGAGCCGCTTCGTGCCCTGTTTATGAAACACTGGGTTGCTCATATATCAGTCGGTAATGATTGGGTCGTTGGTTTTGTCTGGCCCCCAAACCAATTCCGGCTTGTCGAATGGCTTTCCCCACATTTCATCCCACCCGAGTTGTTCTGCAGGCTTAGGGCCAGAGACGAATAATTTAGGGGCCTTAAGCGCCTCAGAGAGTCGCTGGCGCGCGCTGTCAAAGTATTTGACCTCACGCTCTATCCCGATGAATGAAAGGCCCTTATTGACCGCCGCAACTCCCGTGGTCCCTGACCCCATGAAAGGGTCGCAAATCTGCGTCACATCCTCGGGCAATTGATCTAGGGCCCAGGCTATGACGCCAAGAGGCTTTTGCGTGGGATGCTCACGAATATCCGATCCCTTACGGATCATTCCATTCCAGAGCCATTCAACGCGGCGCACAGCCTTAGGCAAATTAGTCCACGCCAGTTCGCAATCGGCAAAATCATTATTGCCGTTCTTTTTATCCCAAACCAGCCAGCAAGAGGTTGGTGGCAGCGTGTAATAATTGCCGCCGAAAATAATTTGATAGCGGCTGATCTCGCGAAGCATAGCTATTAGCCATGATGGCGGAGGCTCTTTGTCCCATTCAAAAGAACCATAGTCTTTCGGCGTTGCCAACTTACCGCGCGAGGCTACCTTTTTATCGTTTTCTCCAATCCCATAGGGCGGATCAGTAACGATGGCATCAAGGGTTCCGAGTGTTGGCAATATCTCTCTGCAGTCCCCGAGATGGACCGTGATGGTTTCAGATAGTTTCTCGGTGTTGCTCATATATCTGTCAAAAAGTCCCGGTTGGTTGTTTGTGTCCCGACTTGCGTTCATCGTCAGATTTTTCGTTTCGTTCTTTCATCTCGCGTATTCTCTTTTGCTGCTCATACCATCCAGCCAACAATAGAAACGGCCAAGGGATGAGCGGTATGTTCATCGTTCTACGACTTCGCCGTTAAGCTTTTTCTTCCAGCGTGACGTTCTCGCGCCTGGAAAGCGTGATTGATGCCTAATACCGCGAGCCTTCCTGAAATTCCGGTTGGCTTTGGCAATACGAGGGACATCAACCTTCGTTGTCTTTGATGCATGGCAGCTTCGACAAAGAACTCGGCAATTCTCCAGAGTGTTCGTTCCGCCCAATGCATCCGGGATTTCGTGGTCATAGTGGAAATCTCCGGCGAGCAATCGACGAGTGCATTCTTCGCAATGGCCGTTAGCCCGAAGTGCCGCCTGTGCTTTGACGCGCGATGAAAATTCATGTCTCATAACCTTCGTTCGGCTCTCGCCGTTGCTTCCTGAGACTGTTGTTCGCTGTGACGCATCCGCAACCATTCGACCTTGACCTTCAAAAGATTAGATGTCTCTCGCGCCTTGACCATTTTCGTGATGTGTTCGAGCCATTCGCCGGACGCCTTGACTTGCATTTCTGCTCGGCTGACCGGAACATCGCCTAGTTTCACCATCATCTGAGACAGAACCGCACTCTTGGTTTCCTCAAGAATGTTAGCTGCGCTATCGGCCTCAACCCATTCTTTCGCAGCTAATCGGAATTGCTCAGATAGTGGTTGGCTCATGCAGCTTGTTGCCTTTCGTATCTCTTGCGAAGGTTTTCCACTTTGAAATCCAGTTCGCCCAGGAATTGCAGAATGTCTTTTTCCAGTTGGGCAATCATGGCGTCATCGCGGTTTACCCGCTGAATAAACAGTCGCATGGTTTCCGGCATACGCGGGTCGAATGAGACGAAATCGCACCACTTTCGGCCCGTACAAGCCATCTGCCATTGCATCTGCTTGATGTATTTGCCGTCGATTTCATCGCCCAACAGCGTGTCAATGTGCGTTGCCGTGTTCGGGCATTTCAGTTCGATCAATCCGTCATCGCCAATCAATCCGTCCGGGGATGCTCCAGTCATCGGAATTGAGCCGTGATCGACAAATCCAACCTCGGTTACGTCCGCGTTGGTGTGGAATGAATAGGCGGCGCGAGCCTGGGGTTCTGTCTCGGTGCCCCATTGCATCGCCGCGTTCGTGTAGGATGGGGCTGTAACGCCAGTGAGACGTTCCGCAATCAATTCGGCCATGTAGTTCGCCCGGCTGGCACCCCAACCTGTTTTGGTTTTGGCGGTAACCTCCGCAACGCGCGAAGCTGTGACCTTGCCGATGCGCAAGGCGAACCATTCGGGTGATCCCTGGATAATCATGCTGCTACCGCTGCTTTCTTTTTCTTCTCAAGTGCGGCAATCGCTTGGCTGTATTTGCTGGCCGGAATGTCGCTGACCGATGGCGCACCGATGTATTGCAGGAACACAGGTGCGTTTGCATTCGTTTCAGTAAGCATCTGCCGGATCGTTTCGGCTTGCTGGTCGCTGATGACTGCGCCGGCTTCTGCATTTTGAGCAATTTCCGCGTCGTCGTCTTCATCAGCCGACAGGCACACGATAGCCGACAGGCAATAGCGGCGAGCGTAGGTGAGGGCCGATCCGATTTCCTGCGGCTTGCCGCCGATAGGAAGTGGATATTCGGAAACTATGGTTTCCCCGCTGGAATGGCGCAGCGTCGTCAACAGAACCAGGCCATGATCGTTGATTTGCGTGGTCTGTGTGACGGATAGGCCGTTGTCGCAAAGCGGTTTGCGGATGGCTTCCAAGATTGATGTCAGGTCCGCATATTGGTTCTTGAAATGCGGGTTTCGCCGGTTGAACTTGGCGGATTTCATCATGGACTGCGCTTTGCAAAGCGCGTCGGCAATCTTGCTGGCTTCTGTCACGCTGCTACTCCCTTGTTTACTAGCATTGTTTCAATCGCTAGATCGTGCATTTTCTTCAAGGCTTCGATGAACTCGGGACGGTTCTTTCGCAGTTCCTGGACGCCAACACGTTTCTGGCAAAGCGTGGTTAGATCATCCACGGCGTCAGTCAGATCGGACAGCCGACGCGCGATGGCGTTTGGGTCACAAGTCTCTTGCCATGTTTCAAGAATGCGAAGGTCCCGTATCGTCATCACATCCATCCAATGATTGATTGCGTTGCGAGCAAGTAGCCAAACCACCAAGCCATTCCAGCAATGACAGCGCCGTAAATCAGGCCACGAATTAGAAAATGTTCGTCGTAGTGGCCATCAATGTCTTTCACTGCGTTGGTCCTTGTTAAGGTGTTAACAACTAATTGCTCGATTTAGGGGTGGCCTCGCCGCAACCTGTTTGGTCACTTCCACCGCTGCGGATGGAAAGCTCGCGACTGGCGAGGCCATTAAGTCGTTTTTCATTCGAGCGCCGAGCGATTATCCTCAATCGTCATGTTGTGCGACTTGGCCCATGCGATTGTCTGTTCCGGCTTCGGGCAGACACCCATTGAAAGATCGCGGGTTCCGGGATGTGACAGCGCGTGCCAAACCTTTTGGTCATCGGAAATCCAGAGAGTGAGCTTGCTGTAGATCATTTCAAATCTCCCGGTTGCTCGTAGGCTAAGGTGTTAGCGCTCAGTTGCTAGTTTCGCTGGTCAATGCTCGGTAACAGTCAACTAAAAGCTTAGTTAGGCCGTCATCTGGATCACGTTGCGTTATCTCTTGATGTAGGGCGTCGATAATCTGATTTTTGGTTGGTTGGTCATCTTCGCAACATGGGGAAAAATGAATTGCCCCAGTTGTGTGGCACGAACAGGGGCATTCACTCCGTTTCATGATTGGGCATCCCGCCAGCCATTTCGCCAAGCTATCGCCTCACCGGAAAGCTTGTGGAACGGGCAAGCTGAAATCGACTTGCCTTGCAGGGCGTCGTCGTATCCGATTTCGTATGCAGACATTTTCAAATCTCCCGGTTGCTCGTTAGTAGGGGATCAATTCTCGGATGCGCGCTTCGGCGTGAAGCCGTAAACGTCTTGGCAGTATTTCTGCCAGCGGTAGGGCTTCATGTGCGCGTCGTGCTGAGCTGGTCCCAGGATCGTGTCCATCATCTCATCGACCGAATTGTAGATACGGCCACTCGGGCGGTGCTTGGTCTGAATTTGGACGTTCATGGGCGGCTCCTGATTTGGTAAAACCACCATACTCACAACCCGTGATGGCTGTCAATAGCAAAATCACAGCCCGTGACGGATAGCATCACAGGCTGTGAATAAGTCGGATTGTGACGGTAGTTTAGGCCGCGCCAGAGAGCCTTATTCTGGCATAAACATCCTGCGGAAGTCGGCTAGGATCGTCAAAAATGATGTAATCTGCCGTAATTCCATAGTCTTTCCGCAGCATACGCAGGGCATCCCGGCTAATAGGACGGGCACCCGTGCGATATTGTGACCATGCATGGGGGGTGATGCCTATTTTCCCCGCCAACGCCTCATTGGTCAATTCTAGGGCTGTCTGGACCCTATCTAGACGGGCAGCTTCCTGTCTTTGGGGCGTCTTGGCTTTTGTGACCATAAGGCCAAATTCCCGCGCCGGACGGAGGATTGCTAGTCGCAATTTGTGAGGTATTGACACCATCACGGGCTGTGAGTATAAGGGCGGAATGCTGTATTCCGTCGCTGAAATCATTGATGCCGTTGGCGGCCCTTCTGCCGCCTGTGAGTTAGCGGGTATTAAATCAGCTAACGCTCCTTCCAACTGGAAGGCGCGGCGCAAAATCCCTTCGGAACATTTTTTGGTCTTTACGGATGCCTTGCGGGCGGTCGGCAAGGAGGCCGATCCGGCTGTTTTTGGCCTGACGGTTCCTGCCGCATGAAAACTCAGCACAATTCCCATCGTTTCCTCCACCCGGTTTTTGGCCCCTCCTCGATTGTAACGGGCGGTGAAACAAAATTTCAAGTTGTAAAATTTGTATTTGCGATTGGGAATAATCCATGAGCCGCCTCGACCCCCTTTCATGGTCGGAGCGATACCCGCACACGCCTGGGTTTAAAGCCCGCGATACATCCAAAGACGCAGCCGAGGCCGTTGGCAGTCGCGCCGTGGCCCTTCGCTCTGCCGTTCTCACGCAAATCACGGCCTCGGCTGCAACGGCGGATGAAGTTGCCAATCGGCTTGGGGAAAGCGTCTTAGCCATTCGTCCGCGCGTGTCTGAATTAGCGCGCATGGGCAAGATCATGGATTCGGGTTTGCGCCGCGCCAATGCGAGCGGAAAAAGCGCGATTGTATGGGTAGTTCGATGATTGTTCGACAAGAAACATTTTGTGGCGTGCTGCGTAGGGGGTTGTCGTGCGTTCACCATTCGGTAATTCCGAAATCATCACCAGAGAAATCCAGGGACAACCCGATCCTAAAAAGGACACGCTTGTCCCTCCGCTCAAATTCGCTGCGGTTGCGCGGCTTTTATGGCCGAACAAGACCGCTGCTCACCTTGCGAACATTTCGGGTCGGGATGAGCGCACTGCTAAACGATGGCTTTCAGGAGAGTACGAGCCGCCCGCAATCGTGATTGCGGCGGTAATTGTCGAGATTACTCGCCGGTAGTTTTCAGCCTTTGTATTTTCTGCGTGTTTTCACCGCATTATGAGCGGTTCTAAGGGCGTTAGCTCGGGTGTAACCGAGGGGATAAGCCGTGGCCGAAGAAAACCTAATCGACTTCATCGCTGAACAACTCTACCGCAACCGATTTGCCGAGGAGGGTTTCAAGAACTCACGCGGTAAATCATGGCGTGAAATGAAGATTGTCGATCCGCGCTTTGCCCACGCCTATCAGGAAAACGCCCGTATAGCCCTTCAAGCCCTTCGTGATTTCCGGGGGCAGCCATGATTTTACAAAATCAAAGGCACGATTTGCGGGAATGCAATAGCGCCGAGGACGTGAGAAGCCTTGCCGAACGGGCGCGGTTACGCCGTCAGCAGTTTTTCAAAGAGCCAGATCGAAAAACTACGGTTCGGCCAGAAGAAAAACCAGAACCAACAGTTTGCCAACAGGATTATTTGTTATCCGATCTAAAGCTAGCTGGCGTTGTGTCAGGGCGGCTTATGGGTCTGCCGGAGCAACAAAGACCCTACACAATTCAAGGAATAAAGGTTGCTGTTGCCGGAATTACTGGAGTTTCTGTTGACGCCATAGATTCGATACGCCGGTCATTGGAAGTCGTTGCAGCCCGTCATATCGCGATGATGCTGGCGCACCACCTGACCAGGCACAGCTACCCCACCATTGGACGGCAATTCGGCGGACGCGATCACAGCAGCGTGATTTACGCAGTTCAGAAGATGGCGAAGGTTCTCAGGGACATAAAACCGAACATTTATCCCGGCGCACCAATGCGTGAGTGGGTATCGGCGGCGCTGGAATCACATCACCGGGTTTGTCCAAAGCCGATCTATCGCAAGGCTAGGCCGATTTATTTAGGCAAATGAAATGGGAACTTTGAAATGGTACAAGCGCGATCCGAAGGCTGCACTTCACGGAATGATCGGTTTAACCCTTGAGGAAAAGGGTGCGTACAACGTAATTTTGGATTTGATCTATATTAACGATGGCCGAGTTTTAGACGACCCAAAACAAATTTGTGTCTGGCTTAACTGTGATCCGCGCAGATGGAAACGCATACGGGCTGCGTTGATCGACGCTGGCAAGCTCTACATTCACGGCGGCTACTTGCGGAATGAACGCGCCGATGATGAGGCACTTCAGGCCATCCGTAGGGTGCAAGTGTCAGTGGAAGCAGCCAATAAACGATGGTCTGAATATAACGAAATCAAGAGGTTAGGTCATGCGGTGGCAATGCCACCCACACCCTTACCCACAAAGCATTTTCTTAATGTGGTGCCGCGTCCAAGGAAGTAGAAACCGAGGAAGGAAGAAAATGGGAAAGCATCACCAAGAGAAGGTCTACATCCCGGCACAGCAACCGCAATTAACCGACAACGCGCGGGTCGCTATCGCGGTTGTCACTGATCCGCATTCCGAAACTGGCGAGAAAATCCAAATAACGCGATCATTGCGGGATGATCCCCTCGGCTGGCTTCATTCCAGGAACCAAATAGACGAAGCCCAATATCAAGCAGGTCGGAAATGGCAGAAACTGCACGAATGCTCAACAATCGGAGTTATTCAGGCGATTGACCCGGCTAAAGAAGCTGTAGACGGCGGCATGATGCGGGATTTCCTGACGGATAGGCAAATAGACGCATTCAAGCAATTAGCCGAGTCCTACAAGGAGCTTGGAAAATATGGTGGAAAATTGGTTTGCCAAATTCTCGGGGAGGGTAGGTCGATTTCTGAAGTCGCTGCTCAGTGGGGATACACGGGAGAGCGGGAAATAACTTATTTCGGTCGCCGCTTTCGGGAGTGTTTGGAAGCCTTGGCAATTCATTGGGGATTTGCACAGCCAAAGCGGCCGTTCACTTGACCTGTCAGGCAAATCACCTATGATGCGGACAATCAATGATTTCGACCCGCCCACAAAACCGTGAGGCGGGTTTTGCTTTTCGCGGCCACCCTTCCGCGAAGCACGCCGGTTATGTAACCGATCCCCTCGATGCCCTAACCGGCGTGCAACCCCATAAAGCCATGGACCAGACCGTCGCGCGCTACCGCCAGATGATTAGGCTGGCGATGCAACGCCGCGACATGGAGCGCGTTAAGTTTCTAGTCGGGATCGTCGTCCTGATGAAAGGCTGCAATGGCCCACTGGTATCACCATCTCACATTGGATCAGAAAATAGACCTGATCCTCAAACAGCAGGAGTTCGTCATGGCAGCACTTGATAACCTAACGGCAGCAGAAGCCAATCTGGAAACCGTCATTGCGGCGGCGGTTACTGATATTCAGACACTGGCTGCGGAAGTAGCCGCAGGCAATACCGCGAATGACCCGGCCATCCAGGGTGTTGCGGATAAGATCAACGCGGTTGCTGCTAGTCTGCAAGCGGTTGTTAGCCCGCCAGCGGCCTAGTCATGGCAAAGCTTTCCTTGAAATGACGACAATCCGCGATGCTCTACAACTTCTCGGTAGAGATGCGCTATCACGCGGGAACAGGGATTTAGCTTTGGTTTACGCTCGATCAGTCAGTCGAATAGACGGTGACAGTTCCAAATATGCATTTGAGAATTATCGCAAGGCTGCGGAAGCTTTCGCCAAGCGAGTGAATAAGTAGACACGAAAAAATCAAAAGTAGATAAAAAATAGATGGCATATGGCATCAAGACTGGTGGACGCAAGAAGGGCGTTCCAAACAGGGCAAGTGTAGCTAGAGCCAGAGAAATAGCCGAATCTGGCGAGACGCCTCTTGAATACATGCTGCGCATTATGCGTGACACTGAAAAGCCGGAAGAGCTGCGCTTTGAAGCCGCCAAGGCCGTTGCTCCGTTTATCCATCCCAAGCTTTCATCGGCTGAAGTTAGATCAGAAACAACCGTCCGTTACGTCGCCCGCGTTCCCGACAAGGCTCAATCACCCGATCAATGGCAAAAGCAGCACACGCCACAGCCAACGATCCAATAACAATCTGGGAAGCACAGGCAGGCCCACAGACCGCACTCATCGCCTGTCCGGTCTTTGAAATCTTCTTTGGTGGCGCACGGGGAGGCGGCAAGACTGACGGAGTTCTAGGCGATTTCGTGGAACACGCCGACAGCTATGGCGAGAATGCCATTGGCTTGATGATCCGCCGCCAGCGGACGGAACTGATCGAGACAATCGAGCGCAGCCGCGCGATCTATACTCCGCTTGGCTGGACCTACCATGAACAGGAAAAAATGTGGCGTGCTCCCAACGGAGCGCGATTAAGGTTTGCCTATCTTGAAAGAGACGCAGACGCGGAAGCCTACCAAGGCCATTCGTACACGCGGCTTTACATCGAGGAAATCGGAAACTTTCCATCCGAACGTCCAATCCTCAAACTTATGGCCACTCTCCGATCAGGAGCGGGCGTTCCTGTGGGATTTAGGGCAACCGGCAATCCAGGTGGACCAGGCCATCAATGGGTTAAATCTCGGTACATTGACCCTCATCCTATGGGGTGGCGGATCATCCGTGATGCATTGAGTGGGCTTGATCGCGTTTATATTCCTTCGCGGGTATCCGACAATCACTATCTCGGCGCTGATTACGTCCAGCAGTTGCGTGCTTCCGGTTCAGCAGAATTAGTCAAGGCATGGCTTGACGGGGACTGGTCGGTCATTGAAGGCGCATTCTTCGATTGCTGGAGCAATGAAAAGCATGTCGTCCAGCCTTTCGCTATCCCAGACGATTGGATGCGCTTTAGGTCGATGGATTGGGGCAGCGCAAAGCCTTTCAGCGTGGGTTGGTGGACTGTGGCCGGTGAGGACTATTCCACCGGCAATGGAATTATTCCGCGCGGCGCGATTATCCGATATCGCGAATGGTACGGCTCGGACGGCAAGCCCAATGTGGGGCTTAAACTCACAGCCGAACAAGTCGCAAACGGTGACGAAGCACTCGGCATCAAAGGCATCAAGCAGCGAGAGGCTAAGGAAACCATAGCTTACGGAGTGCTTGATCCTTCTGCGTTTACGGTCGATGGAGGTCCATCTATTGCCGAACGCATGGCGGCTTGCACGCAAGGGCAAATCTGGTTTCGCAGGGCTGACAACAGGCGTGTGGGTACGCTCGGTGCATTAGGCGGATGGGACCAGATGCGCCGACGATTGCAGGGCGATGGCGATGGCCGTCCCATGCTGTACGTCTTTTCAACCTGCAAGGATTTCATCCGCACGGTTCCGGCGCTTCAGCACGATCAAGACAGGCCGGAAGATGTCGATACGGACGGCGAAGATCATGCCGGTGATGAAGGGCGTTATGCCTGCATGTCACGGCCCTGGATTGAAGAAATAACCAATCCCAAAGATGCAATAGCCGAACTTGTCCGGCCACGCACGCTCAATGAAATGATTTCTGAATACGAGCGCGAAAGCGCCGAGGACTGAAATGGCTGAAACCTGGAACGACACTACGCTGCCTTGGCAGAACACCGCTGATCCGTGGAAAAGCACGTCCATCACATGGAACAACACTTCGTTGCCGTGGAAGCAACTCCCCAATAGCCCACCACCGAGCGGCGGTTCAAGCGCGCCCGGCACGCTGATTAGAGGATTCTAATATGGCTGACCTTCCTACAATTACATGGACCGCTGGTGTCCCAGATACGGGACAGACCGGCACGGTTATGACCGTGAGCAAAATCCTCGGTAGCGGGCTGAAGGATTTGACGGACGTAAATACGTCGTTGACGACCCTTAATTCGTCATTAACGACTTTGCAGCCCATTGCACAGGGGTCAACAACATCAGGTCAATCCGGCTCGTTGATTCAGGCTGCGGTTGTCAAAGGCGCCGTTTCCTATACGACCGCACAGACCAGCCCGCTTGTCCTAGACCCGAATGGCAGTCTTTACAGCATCGGCGGAAATATCGGGGTTATTACGCGCGACAACAAAGTTCTTGCATCGGACGGTGCGCAAACTGACGCGGCACTTCTTTCTGTCAGCACCGGGACAAGAATTGTACTGACGCAAATTTCGGCGGTGTGTGACGCGCGAAACACGGTCAATGCCGCCGTCCGTGTGGGGTTTGGTACAGCCAATGTTCCCGCCGCCTCATTGGCTGGAACGGCTGGAATTGTTTTGGACGGTATTTATGCGGCTGGCGGAGGGCAGCAGAAGGGCAATGGCTCCGGCATTATTGCGGTAGGTGCCGACGGCGAGGATTTGCGCCTTACCTGCGACAGTCCGACCAGTGGCGCTATTTATATCAGCTATAGCTATTACACCGTGGCGGCCTAGTCATGGCAACGCGGTTTGGCAGGGCTGGCGGTAACTGGAGCGCTTCCGGCACATGGTCTGCATCTTCGGGCGGCGCGAGCGACGGCTCAGGAATTGGCGCGGGCGATGTCGTTATTCTCGATAGCAACAGTTCTGGCACATTTACAATTGATACGACGATAAGCATTGCATCGCTGGATTGTTCGGGTACGGGCGGCAGCGGGACGCCTTTTGCCGGCACGCTGGTACAGAACGGAGTAACGCTTTCTGTTTCCGCGCTGCTATTCAAACTTGTCGCCGGAATGACGTTTGCCCCGGCATCATCGGCGCGGCTGATAACATTTACGAGCACTAGCGGAACTACGCTGATAACAACCGCCGGGAAAACTCTAGGCGCCGTAACGTTCAACGGCGTTGGCGGTACGTTTCAGAACCAGGATGCGATGGCCGTTCGCAGCGACGCAAGCATTACACTGACAAATGGAACATGGGATACTAATAGCAAAAACATTAGTGCCGGAAATATATTGAGCAATAATTCAAATACGCGCGTCCTTACTATGGGCGCAAGTGCGATTGCCCTTGCCTGCGTCAGTGTAGGCAGTTGGGATTTTACTGTAGGAACTGGCGCTACGATTACAGCAAATACGGCCACCGTAACGATGTCTCCGACGACGGTGGGCCAGCGCCAATTTGTTGGCGGTAGTTTGAATTTTAATGGACTGACGGTAGCATTTGTTTCCGCACCCTCACTATCGTCGTCATTGCTGATGACGGGTTCTCCAACAATCGCAAACCTGACTCTTTCGGGGGCGGGAATTGGTCTACAATTTCAGACCGCCACAACGACCACGATAACGGGCGCGATAAACTGGAGCGGATCAAAAACAGGGCTTATAAGCATTATGCCCAGCAGCTTTACCGGCACGGCAGCGACTGTTGCGCTCAGCAGCGCGGGGAATATGATAAATTGGGCCTCCATAAACACCATAACATTTACAACCAACGGGGTCACGGCGACAAATTCGTTCGACATGGGGAGCAATACGCTTGCCACAATCACGGCGCCACAAAGCTCGAACATTATTGCCTAAAACGTGGAATGCGATTAAATGCTGTTTTCAGGTCAGAATAAATCTGGACAGTATTCGGCGTCCACCAATCTGGAAAGAGGGTCTTCAGGAGTAACAGACGCAAATCATTGTATCAATGCTTTCAAGGCGGCCACATCTTACATATTTGGAGCCGGAGATACTCCGGCCCTGCTCGATGCTGACGGGTATCCGAACGGAACGATTACCACAAGCATTGGTTTTAACATTATTTTTGCGAACCAAACGACCAACAACGGCTCTACGCAATGGGTGTTAAAATGGCCCTCCACAAGAACCATAGCCGTTCTTCATATCAACAACTCGATCAGTACGGTTAGTGCTTCTGGATGCACAGTCACTAATTCTGGCGCAACGCGCAACGTCAACGGAAGTGCTGGTAATGCCTGCCGTCTTGTTTTTACATGGGGTGGAGACCCTGGAAATCTTAGTTTCACGTTCAACCCTGGATCATATGGTGGTTCCGGGGAAATATGCCTATGCCGTGCGAGCGATGAGGCGGTCTATGATGCTGGTGGCGGGAGCAGTTATTACATGCCAGAGTATGCCGCCCTCCTGCAAAAAACGCAGGCGAAATTCTATCGCGCAATGGGCGAAACTCACAACGGCGGGACAGTCACAAATTTAAGCCGATGGAATTATCGCAATACACCGGCAAGCTTCTCATGGCAGTCAACACAGTTCCCTCCTGGGGCGTGGGGCGGGACAATAAGCGGCACGGACGCCTATACGGTGACTGCGCCAACTGATGCCCCGGCGTCACTTACGGACGGGCAGGTTATTCAGGGTACAGTTACCAACGCCAGTACGGTGATTTCTATTTCTGGTGCGGTATCAAACGGCGGGAATGTTCAGCTAACCGTAAATTCAAGCGCCACACTCTCTCCGTCTCAGCAAATATGGGTTGTCTTTGTTGTCGGGACTACGGAGGCGAATGGTTTTCAGACCATATTAACGGTAGATGATGGGACGCATATCACAATCAATGTTCCGTTTGTCCACGCATACACATCCGGTGGCAAGATTGGAACTCAGACGCTAACGGTGTCCGGTACTGGCTATCCCGTCAAGTTCATCGCGGACAATACCAGCGTTGAACCGCCGACAACGGCTATCGCGGCTGGTAGCAACGCAACATTTGTTTATAATTCGCTGGCTGGACTTTGGGTATATACGAGTGGGGGAATTACCCAATCGACTCCAATCGAGGTTCTCGTAGCCAGATCAAACATTAGCGATTCAGGGCTGTGGTATACATGGCCGGATATGGTGGATGATGATTTTGTTACGCGGACAGTAACGTATGTACGGGACAATCTTTCCGCCGGTTTTTGGAACGAGTTAGGGAACGAGACATGGAATAATGCCTTTCCGCAATTCTTCTGGGCCGCATCTCGAGGAAGGGCATTGGGTTGGTCTGATGGAAGCGCCCAATCGTGGTGGGGTTGGCAAGGGCTAAGATCGCGTCAGATACACGGGAGCGCTGCACTGATCTGGACGGCGACGCGATCTCGTTCCACCCTGCATAACGTAATTGCCTTTCAGGCATTCGGTAGTACGTCTGCAACGAAATCAAATCTTTTGGAAGGTAGCCAGCTTAACGGAGCGACTTTCCCGCTCTATCTTGCATATGTTGGTGGTGTTGATCCCGGTTATAATACAGCCCCCAATCGTCCGGTTGATCTGGCTGATACGATTTCATATGCGCCATATACAGGTGGCGCTAATTTCCTTGCGACTGATTTAGGACTCTACAGCACATCAAACATTGGGCAGGCAACATTCCTGCAAAATCTAGTCAATCTCTACGAGACCGGATTGGCGGCAGATCATGCTACCGCCCTCGCGCTGATGGATAATGATTTTCGGCAGGGTACGCTTAATACGCAGACAGTCACCATCGGAGGTGGCGACACATTTACAATAAGCGGAACGAACTATTCTTCAGGTCAGAGGGTTGTGTTTACTACAACGGACACAATTTTTACTGGAATATCTCTAAACACGGTTTATTTTGTCGTTAGCCCGTCAGGAAGTACATTCAAAGTTTCATTGACTTCAGGCGGTTCCGCTGTGACGGGAATAAGTGGCGGGGCCGGTACGCAGTCTGTCGGTGCTCTTGACAGGGCCACGATAATGGGCACGGCATCGCAGGTATTTATGCCGTGGGAAACGGTGGCGGCAAGCTATGACGCTGCGAGGGCTGGGTTCACACCGACGATGCCGAATCTGCAAGTAGAGAGTTATGAGGGTGGATGGTCTCCGGTGGCCCCAACCTCCGTTCAATGCACAACGATTGGGGTCACCACGCCTAGTGCGGCAACTGCTTCTGCTGATTTGGCTCAATTACTTCTGGATTATAAAAACAGCACTCAACCAAATTACGGCAGAGAGATGATTCGCACTCAGTTTCGGGCATTTATGGGAACCCAGCCAGCATATCCTGGGTTTAATGCTTTGCCGCACTCGGCAACCCCATGCCATTTCCTTCTGACTGGCGGCGGCCCTTATGCAATGCTACCCGATAATGCGTTTTCTACGCCGTTCCAAACCTTCTACGGATTTCAGATATTCCCCCAATAGGCTGGATTTTTACTCGTCTGGCGTAGGCGTGAAGTGGAAGATCGGTTGGTGGTGACGGCAATTCAAAATATCCGTTGGCATCTGCATCGATAATTAAAATCACATCGCCAAATGTGATCGTATAGATTCCGGCCCCGCCATGTTTATGTAACTTGAAAATCATTTGGGCGCTGTTGGGTGATTAAGGACTGATCGGGCGATTAAACGCCAAAGTTGAATGCCACGCAAGGCGGCAGCTAAGTATCTACAACCACATGAGAATATCCTAAATGGTCGACGCTACTAGCGCCGAAAGCGCCAGCATTGAAAGCCGTGCTGAGGCTGAAAGCGGCGTTGGCGGCGAAGCTAAATATTGGCAGGGCCAGCTTGATCTGTCCGAGAAGGATCACAAGGACTGGATCAAGGACGGCAAGAGCGTCATCAAGCGTTACAAGGGCACTGACGAAAAGGTTCGAGCCAGTTCTAATAATCGCAAGTTCAATATTCTGTTTTCTAACACGGAGACATTGAAAGCTGCACTCTTTGCCCGCATGGCGAAGCCTGACATTCGCAGGCGCTTTGCCGATCAAGACCCGGTAGGGCGGCAGGTTGCGGAGATTGTCGAGCGAGCCGCTATCTATTGCCAGGAAGCCGATGAGTCAGAAAAGGCGGTCGAGCACGCCATAGACGACTATCTGTTACCGGGCCGTGGTGTTGTCAGGGTTTGCTATGAAGCCGAAACGGCAGAGGGCGAAGATAAAAAGGAATATGTCGCCAAGCAGGATTTGTACGAGGAGTACGTTGCTTGGGATGATTTCAGACATGAACCTGCCAAGACGTGGGACCAGGTGACATGGGAAGCATTTCGCCATCGTATGAGCCGCGATGACCTGAAAGACAATTTTGGTTCAGAAGGTGACGATGATGGAAAACTTTCTGCGCAGGATATAGCGGATATTCCGCTTAACTGGTCGCCTGATCCAAACGATACGAAAATATCGGATGCATTCAAACGTGCCGAGGTTTGGGAAATATTTGACAAGACAGAACGTGAGCGTATCTGGATTGTTCCGGGTTTTGACAAGGTTTGCAGAACCGATGATGACCCATTTGGGTTAGAGGGGTTCTTTCCGAACGCCGAACCGCTTCAATCGGTCGTGGCAAACGATACGCTTATTCCGGTGCCTGAGTTCAATATCTATAAAGATCAGGCTGACGGATTAGATGAGATTGAGTCCCGCATTGACCGGCTGACGCGGGCGCTTAAACGGCGCGGGGTTTATGATGCGACATTCAAGGAACTGGCCCGGTTAGCCAAGGCGAACGATAACGAATTTGTCCCGGTCAAGAATTATGCGGAGTTGTCATCCAAGGGAGGATTGGCGGCGGCATTTCAGGCGGAAGATATAAGCATGCTAGCCAAGGTTCTTGGTGAACTCCATACACAACGGGACCTGCGCAAGCAGACAATTTATGAAGTTTGCGGAATTGCGGACATCATGCGCGGCGCGACCGACCCGCAGGAGACATTAGGCGCACAGAAGATCAAGACGCATTTTGGCGCAAGTCGGCTCAAGAAACGACAGGAGAAGGTCCAGAAATGGATCAGGGACACACTGCGCATTAAGTGCGAAATCATTGCAGAGCATTTTGAACCGCAGAAACTGGCTGACATGACCGGGTTCAAATACATTGATCCTGTCGCCATGCAGCAGATCATGCAACAGCAGCAGATGGCGCAGCAACCGCCCCCGCAGGGTATGCCTCAAGGCGGGATGCCTGGTCAGATGAACGGCCAACCGCCAATTCAGCCACCGCCTCCTCCGCCTCCGCCAATTGATGATATTATTACGCAGGACATGATTAAGATCATGCGGGATGATAAGCTTCGGTCCTACCGGATAGACGTTGAAACTGACTCAACGATATTCGAGGACGCAGAGGCCGAGAAGGCGTCCCGCGTTGAATTGCTTAAATCCTTGAGTGAATTTGTGGTGGCATGGTCGCCAATCATTGCGCAACAGCCGCACCTATTGCCTTTGGCATTTGAATTGCTGGCCTTTGGTGTTCGTGGCTTCAAGGCTGGACGGCAGCTTGAAGATGTTATCGAGCAGACCAAGAATGAGCTTGAGGATGCTGCCAAACAGGCAGCGCAGCAGCCACCCAAGCCGTCACCTGAAGTTCAAGCGGAGCAGGCTAAGGCTGCTGCCGATAAGCAGAAGGCCGATCTGACTGCGCAATTAGCACAACAGAAAGCCGGTCAAACCGCGCAATTGGCTCAGCAGAAGCATCAGCAGGAAATGCAGAAGATGGCAGCACAGCTTGAATTGCAGCGCGAAGAAATGGCGATGGTATTCAAGAAGCTTGGCATGGAAATGCTGGTCGATCAGCACGCGGCGCAATTGGGCGTTATGCAGCGACACCATGAGGCTTCGCTTGATACACGTGCGACCGAACTCGCGCATGAACATTCCATGGAAGCATTGGATAGGAGCGCAGAGGCAGCGCAGGAAAGACAGCAGCATTGACAACTTACGTCCTGCGCAACGGCCAACTGGTCGAAAAGTCCTCAGCCCCGCCACTTTCGAGCGGGGTTTTTCATGCCATGTCCGACATTGCGCCATTCGTGACGCAGGACGGTAAGGAAATATCATCCCGTTCCGGCTTGCGGGCTTATGAGCAGGCCAATGGCGTCAAACAGGTTGGAAATGATTTCTCAACGCTGCACCGCCAATTGCGGTCAAAGGTCTATGGAGAACAGCAATGACGGTTTCATGTGACGTTTACAAAGGCTGCAACAAGCTCGGGTCAGGCACGGCCACCGATGGGAGTGCTACCATTACTTCATTCACAACGGCAGGCGAAAATGTCGTCGGTCCAGGCCGTAACGTTCAGGTGACATTTACAACCGGCAGTCATCAGGTCGGTACAACCGTCAATCAGCGGGTTCTAACCGATAGCCTGACATCGCTGGTGCTCGATAGCGTTCTCAAAGCCTCATAACACAAGGAGTTGCTATGCCTGACGTTGAAGTTGTCAGCCCTCAAGAAATTGAGCCTGCTGGCGATGCGCTGGATAAAGTCATATCGGGTGCGATGGAGAATTACAGCGAAGAACCTGTAAAGGCCGCTGAGAAAACAGAAGCACCGCCTGAAAAAACCGCCGATGAATTAAAGATTGATGAAACTGGCCGCGCGCACGCCGCTGACGGCAAGTTTGCATCGAAGAAAACCGCCGAACCTGAGGCCACGGCCAAGGCCGTACCAGCCGAGGGCGAAGCAAAACCCGCCGCCACCATCGCGCAACCTGTAGAAATACAGCCAATTGCGCCGCCTGAAAGATGGTCACCGGAGGACAAAGCCAAGTTCTCAGCGCTACCGCGCGAGGCACAAGAGATTGTGGCCGAACGGTACAAGGGAATGGAAGCTGATTACACACGGAAAACTCAAGAAGTAGCCGAGACGCGCAAGAGCATTGAGCCTGTCATTGGTGAGTTCCAAAGACTGGACCCGTTGCTGCGACACATGAATATGACCCCGCAACAATTCATTGCGGAGTCTGGAAATGTCGCAACCAACCTCCTGTCTGGTGATCCCAATCAGCGGGCCAACGCTATCGCTTACCTCGTACAGCATAGGCAAGTGCCTATTCCTGAATTGCTAAATGCCTTGGGTATTCCTCCACGGGCTGACGGGACTGGTCCCGATCCAGCCGTTTTGCAATTGCACCAGACAGTTAATGGTCTGCAACAGCAATTGCGGCAGATTGGTGAGCAACGAAAGATTGATGAGACTCAACGAGCGCAAGCTGAGTTCGACGCCTTAGGTCAGATCAAGGATGAAAGTGGTCAGCCAAAATTCCCGCACTTCGGTCGGGTGGCTAAAACCATGATCCAATTGGTCGCGACCAATCAGGCCGACACCTGGGATAGTGCCTATAGTAAGGCAGTTCGTCTTGATGATGAACTGTATAAGCAAACTGTTGAAACCGAGCGCAATCGCGTTTCGGCGGATGCGGAAAAGGCACGTCAGGAGGCGGTTGAGAAGGCCAAGAAGGCTTCTGCCGTTAAAACGTCCTCGATTTCTCCAAAGGGCGCGAGTCAAGTCAAAGGATTAGATGCGATCCTCTCTAACGCACTTGAAAGCGCAGGCATTGACTAAGACGGTGCTCCACACAGGAGCAAGCCGAAATGGCTTTGCCTAACTCGTCCTTTACGGACGTCATCACCACTTCGCTACAAGGCTATAGTGGTGAACTCGCTGATAACGTAACGAACCACAACGCACTTTTGCGGCAGATCAACCGCAAGGGAAACAAGCGTACGGCGACTGGCCGTACCATCGTGCAGGAGATCGAATACGCTGCCAATGGCACCACAATGTGGTACAGTGGTGCGGAAACGCTCGACATCTCCGCTCAGGACACCTTCACCGCTGCCGAGTTCAACTACAAGCAGTTGGCCGGTAACGTTGTCATCAACGGTCTTGAGGAAGTGCAGAACAGCGGCAAGGAGGCGATTCACAACCTCCTGAAATCGCGTATCCGCAATCTCGAAAAGTCTCTCACGAATACTCTTGCAACCGGCCTCTATGCCGATGGCACTGGGACCTCATCGAAAGAACTTGGCGGATTGCAGTTGCTGGTTGCTGACGTGAATACCAATACGGTCGGCGGCATCAGTGGATCGGCTCAGACGTTTTGGAGAAACTACGTTTACGATTTCTCCGTGAACTCGGTTACTCCATCGGCTACGACGATCCAACACGCGATGAACACGGCATGGATCAACGTGATCCGTGGGTCGGATAAGCCGGATATGATGCCTGCTGACTCGATCTACTACCTGTATTACCTCGAATCCCTGACGCCTAATCAGCGTTTCACGGATGACAAGGGTGCAGGCGTTGGCTTCACCAACCTTGTCTACCAGTCGAATGTCCCGGTGATCTACGACGATCAATGCCCGGCCTCGCATATGTATCTTCTCAACACGGACTATCTGTTCTTGCGCCCCGCCAAGGGTCGCGAGTTCAAACCGCTCGGGGAGAAATCCAGCGTGAACCAGGACGCGATGGTTATGCCCGTCGTGTGGGCAGGAAACATGACCGTCTCTAACCGCGCCCGTCAGGGCGTCATCGTCGCTTAAAGGAGATGGCACATGACCTACAAAATCACTGAACCTGAAATCGGTTTGCAGCCGATTACGACTATCTCAACAACGCAGAATCATCCATTAGGTAAGATTGTAAGAGCCAAAGACCCAACGTTGGGTAGCGGCGAATTTATCTACCTTTTGGGTGTCGTAAATACTGTTGCCGGTCTTGTTGTCCGCTATAACGCCACAACGTTTCAGACAACGTTGGTGACGAATACAGCGGTACAGGATACGCCGATAGCGGTTGCTATGGCTGCAAACGTTGCCGCCTCTTATGGGTGGTATCAGATTTGCGGTCTGGCAACGATCCTAAAAACTAACGTGCAGTTTAATCCGACTGTTGCGATGTACCTCTCAGCAACGGCAGGACGTGTGAAGGCGGTAGCCTCTGCCGGTCTGCAATTGACGAATACACGGTCGGCAAACCTTGCAACCGTTACGACAACGACATCGACGATTGTTGCGCTTATCAATCGTCCAAGTCTGCAAAGCCAGATCACTTGATGAAATTGAGGCGGGGCGCAAATGCCCCGCCTTTTTCTATGGGATTACCATGACAATCGTTGGTAGCTTTGAACTTGTCTGCAATACGGTTGATGAAATTAAGGAGCGTAATGCCAAAATAAATCAACGCAGGGATATAGTGCGGTTTTCTACAGGAAAACCAAACGACCAAAAGGTTATGATTGTCGGGGGCGGATCTTCTCTTGTTGAATGTCTTGATGAAATCAAAGCAAGAAAACAAAACGGGTTTCATCTTTGGGCAACAAACAACACTTATAAGTTTTTACAGTCGCATGGCATCCAGCCTGACGCCCATGTTATTCTTGATGCACGTCCCGAGAATATAGAGTTTCTAACAAATGATCTTGCAATCACTTATTTTCTGCATGTGAGCTGTGACCCAAGCCTGTTTGATAAATTAAATGACTGCAATGTTATTATGTATGATTTGGGCGGCGAGGCGACTGGAACGACCGTTGGTCTGAAGGCGCTTTATCTTGCCGGATTTTCAGGGTTCAGCGAGTTTTATCTTTATGGGTTTGATTCCAGTTATCGGGATAAAGCGCACCATGCATACTCTCAGCCGCTTAATGATAGCGAGAACGTCATTGAAATAACCGTGGAGGGCCGCTCATTCAAATGCGCTCCTTGGATGGCAATACAGGCAGAGGAATTTCAGACAATTGCCGTTTCCTTCGCGGAACAGGATAAAATTATTCACGTTGCTGGCGATGGCCTTCTTCCGTTTATTGCTCATCGCATGGCGCATGTCCCGAAAGTATTAAATGCTGTTTGGGATTTGCAGCTTTGCCCGACAAGTTATGACTTCGGGACGTTTCTTGGTGAGGCCGAAAAACGACGACTTGAAATCGGAGCCGAATTTATCGACATGACAATCCAACCGGGGCCTATAGGCGGATTTCGCCATGATGATCTTCCGCCCAATGTCGGGGCGCGTGAGGGGATGCTTTACCGCGTCATTGTTGGCATGGCTCGGTTGCTTCCAAGCATCAGGAATATTGAAATTCTTAAAGCAAGGCGTCCAGTCGTTTCCGACAATATATTCCCTGATGGATATACTATTCGCAATCCGTCCCGCCATTACGGACATGGTTATGCTGCATCGGCAACCTCGATACTAAGATCAACGGCAGCCGCAAAAGAATTTATCAAAAGACGTCAATCAAAGCCATATATGACGATTACTCTAAGAGAGGCGTCGCATTGGCCTACCAGAAACAGCAATAAGTTTGCATGGCGCAGAGCGGCAAAATTCATCGAAAAGAATGGGTATGAAGTCGTCTGGATTCCTGATGCGGAAAGCCAGCAAGCAAATGTATTTTCATTTGATCTTGATATGCGTTTAGCACTCTATGAAGGCGCAGTAACCAATCTTGGGGTCAATAATGGCCCCATGATGATCCTGCCATATACGTCTGCAAACTACATCGTGTTCAAGCTTGTCACGGAGGGTATTCCGTGGACGGAAAAAGAGTTTCACGAAAAATGGGGAAGCAAGGAAGGCGATCAGCCTGACGGTCGCGGACGTTGGATATTTGGTCCCGATGATTACGAAACAATCATAGCAGAATTATCCAAGTCATTATCAGCCACCAAGGAGATGACTGCATGAGTAATCTGGATTTCACGTTGCCTGAGGTTGCCGTCCTTCACCAGAAGGCGCGGTTTTTCAAAGAGGATGGAAGGGACTTTATCGAAATTTCCTACGTTGGATCGAAAGAAACTGTGATCCATAAAGTCAAACCCGTTCATATGGCGAATTATCGCGATGAGTGGAATGCTTATTGCGACGGGCAACCGCAGAAAACACGTACCGGAACTCCCTTGACCGATCTTTCCTCGATTAAGGAACTGAGGGTCAATCACTATTATTCCAATAACGTGCATACGCTTGAGGAACTAGCCGCACTCAATGATGGCCAAGTCCAGTCATTGGGTCATGGCGCTCTTACTGAGCGAGAAGCAGCCCGCAAGCTGCTTGGAAACCGTATTGCGGAAGAAAACGCCAAAATAAGAGACTACGTTACCAAGGCCGCTGCAACAATTGGTCCTGTGCCAGCCGAGAAATATGCAGGCGCGTCCGATCTTACGGCAGTCAATGAAAGAATTGATAAACTGGCGGATAGTGTGGCGTCACTTGTCCAGGCTTTGCAGCCTAAAAAGCGCGGGCCAAAGCCAAAGAATAAAGAGGCCGATACGCAATGAGCCTTCTGACAATCATCACAGGGGCCTGCAATCAATTAAATATTGCGCAGCCTACTGCTGTTATTGCAGCGAGTGATTTGCAGACCAAACAGCTTCTTGCGATGAGCCGTACTGAATGCCGCGAACTAATGCGAAGATTTGACTGGCAGGCATTGACCAAGGAAGTCACATTCTCGACCGTTGCCACTGAAATACAAACAACGCTGACAACGGCTGCTCCTGACTTCTACCGATATATCAACGGAACAATGTGGAACAGAACAAGGTTCTGGCAAGTCGGCGGCCCGCTTACTGAGGAAGAATGGCAACGCAGGAAAGCCGCCGCCGCCGCAGTTGGCGTGCGGAATTACTTTCGTATTCGTGGCAGTCAGATTTTGTTTTTCCCGACTCCCAAAGCCGGTGACAACGTTTATTTTGAATACATCTCATCGAAATGGTGCCAATCGGCATTATTGGTTGCTCAGACTGATTGGGCGCTCGACACCGATACGGCATTACTTGATGAGGAAGTTATAAGGCTCGGTGTTGTTTGGCGGTTTCTGAAAGCCAAGGGGCTGGATTATAGCGAGGAATTTAGAACATACGAAAATTCATTAAATGACATATTCAGCCCGGACGGCGGAAGGCAGTCTATAGATATGACGGGCAGCAGCGAATACCCGATCTATATCAATGTTCCAGAAGGCAACTGGACGATTTAATGCGTTCGCCCCTGCATGTTAAACAGACCTCGCGCGGGTCGCAGATAGCCGATGGCGCTTCTATTCCGCCTCCGGTTGGCGGCTGGGATGCAGTATCTGCTCTTGAGAATATGCCGCCTGATCGCGCGCCTGTTCTGGATAACTGGTTTCCATCAACGGCTGACGTTCGCGTTAGGCGCGGTCATGTTTCATATGCGACAGGAATGGGAACGGGGCCTGTTGAATCGCTTATGGATTATCACGGCGTAACGGAGGCTGGATCAAAGTTATTCGCAGCGGCGAACAACAAAATATATGATGTAACGGCAGGAGGTGCGGGTTCGCAATCTGTAACGTCTCTGACAAGCAACAGATGGCAGCACGTCAATTTTGCTACTGCTGGCGGTAACTTCATCGTCGCGGTCAATGGCGTGGATGCTGTGCAGAACTTCGACGGAACGACCTGGACAACTCCGACAATAACCGGGACTGGAATAACATCTACAAATTTTATCAACGTTAATATCCACAAGAACAGGCTTTGGTTCATCATCAAGGATTCAACGGACGCGGCTTATTTGCCGGTTAATTCCATAGCTGGAACGGCTGTGAAGTTTCCTCTGGGAGCACTTTGCACAAACGGCGGTTATCTTGTTGCAATGGCAACATGGACAAGGGATGGCGGTTTAGGACCGGATGATTACGCGGTATTCCTTACATCGCAGGGTCAGATCATAACGTATCAAGGAACTGACCCGTCATCGTCAAGCACATGGGCACTTGTTGGTATTTATGACGTTGGTCCGCCCATCGGTTATCGCTGTTTTACGAAAGTCGCAGGTGATGTTGCGCTTATCAATATTGATGGAGTTTTGCCGCTATCCAAAGCAATCATGACTGATCGTGGGGCATCGCAGGAAATAGCCATTACTGCGAATATAAACAATGTCATGAATGACTCTGCGCGGTCCTATAAAGCAAATTTCGGCTGGCAACTAACGCCGTACCCTCGCGGGGTAATGGCGTTATTGAACGTGCCTATTACGGCGAGTTCTCTGCAATATCAGTACGTCATGAATACATTAACGGGGGCCTGGTGCCGTTTTATCGGAATGAATGCAAACTGCTGGGTTGTATTTAAGGACAATCTTTATTTTGGGGGAAATGCTGGCGTTGTCTATCATGCTGATACCGGGAGTTCTGACAACGGTGTTGCAATCGATGCGATTGGTCAAACTGCATATAATTATTTTAAGTCGCGTGGCCAGTTAAAAGCCCTTTCAATGATTCAGGCAATCGTAACAACGGATTCAGATGGCCGCCCGTCTGTTGGTGTTTCAACTGACTTTAAGGATAATGCAGTTTTGGGAACTTCCGTTGTCAGTTCAATTCCATCAGCGCTATACGATGCGGCACTATATGATACTGATTTTTATGCAACTGAGAACAGAACAGCGGCGGATTGGACGACAATATCAGGAATAGGGCAATGCGCCTCCATACATTTTAGATCGTCCACAAACGCAACGGCTGATTCAATTATGCGCATGGATGGGTTTAATGTTCTCATGGAACGTGGCGGCGTTCTGTAGGTGACTGATAAGACAGGGAGTGGGGCGCTTGTTTTTCAAGTAGCGCCGACATTGATAAGCCCTGTTATGACAGGAGCAACTTCTACTGGAATAATTGTTGGAACGCAAAGCCCAGGAGACAATTCAACAAAGGCTGCATCGACTGCTTATGTTGATGCAGCAGTTGCCGTTCCTCATCCGTCTTTTAGCGTTCACAAAAATGGAACGGATCAGACAGGCATACCGGATGCATCTTTTACAAAGATTACATTTGGGACTATATTATATGATATTGGTTCACATTTTGCCTCAGATACATGGACGCCTCCTGCTGGTAAAATCT